TTTTGTCCAATCGCTTGCGATGTTGTAGATGTAGCTTTTGCTCTTGCTTGTGTGTGTGTTAACGATTTTGCCATCGAGCACAAGATTCAAAGTCCAGTATTCGTGACGAGTGTTGGCAAGGCGATGGCCGATGACTACTGTTTTCGTTTGTTTTTCCATAGGGATATAGTAGAGAGATGAGAGAGAAACGCAAGAATTATTTTGTGATTTTAGGGAGCCACTTGTGAACGTAGGCAAGCCATGCCTCACGGCTTGGGAAGAAGCGCACGGGCCAAAGTTTTTCGGCCATTTCAAGAAGGGGGGCAGGGATCGTTTCCATGTTGAGAGTATAGGGGAAAAGGTTAAACGTGCAAGGGTTTTTTTTCGTTAAAATGCAGCTTCGACTTCTGCCAAGGCTTCTGCCACTTCGCGCAAGCGGTAAGCGACGAAGTCACGCGCCCCATCTTGCAAGGGTTGCGCCATGAGGGTTTCCAAGTTTTCCTTCTTGGCGGTCAGCAGCATCTTGCATTCGATGAGAGTGGAGAGAGAGATTTTGTTTTCCATAGTGAGAGTATAGGGGAAAAGGTTAAACGTGCAAGCGATTTTGTTTTATTTCGCCATCTTTTTCAGGATGGCGGAAAAGGCAGCGTATTCGTTGCGATAGTATTCTTCGCTATCGTAACCTTTTTCTTCTGCCCATTGAGCAGCACCGTCCAGTTCTTCCATCTTGGATTCGATGGCTTGGCGAACTTTGACCCACTCAAGAACGGTGAGCGTTTGGGCTTCAGTGGCGGAGAGATTGATTTTGTTTTCCATGTTGAGAGGATACATGATTCCACAGCCTTTGCAAGCGTAGCGTGCGTTTTTTTTTCGTTTTTTTAGCGGGGTATTTTTTAGCGTGCCAAGTTTGGAAAAAAGATTTTTTATTTTTCGCTTGACAGGGTTGACCCTACCCCATTTCCAGGAAAGTTTGGGTGCCAAGGTTTGCCAGGACCCAGGGGGGTGGGTTTTTTCAATCTATCCTTCAATTTTCATCAACCCACTATGGTTTGTATATTCCTCTAGTGTTTCTATTAGTGTTTCTTCTTCTCTTACTCATCTCTACCCTGCCCCCACCCCATTATCAAAAAACTCGGACCCAAGAGAGAAAAACCTCTCTATTAAAACTAGAAAAAAAATCAACCCAGCTTTTCAAAAAACCCTTTTTCAGAAGAGTAGAAGAATTTCTTGAATCCAGTTTGGCGCAAAACTCTCTCACAGTTGGGGCAAGGCTTTGCCAAAGCGAGTTTGTTGTTGCCATCTATGCGCACATTCACAAAAGAGAGGCGGCTCAAGTCTTCCTCGCCCAATTTTAAAATGGCGCTAATCTCCGAGTGCAAGCAAGGCTGGTATTTTTCAGGGTTGGTTTTGTAACCAATGTATTTTCCCACTTTGTGATATGGATGATGCTTGCGATAGTCATTGTAGCCAATGCTAACCAAGCGTTTCTTGTCAAAAATAAAAGTGGCATGAAAGCTGCGGCCATTTTGTTTTTTGGGCTTTAGCCCTTTGGTTATTTCCACGCATTTTTCTAAAGTTTTCTTCATTGGTGTAAATTAACATAATACAAGAAAAGGTCAATGTCAAAATTCATTAAATACACTAATGTTCCTGTTTTCGCGAATTTTAGCACCGCAAACCAAGCTCCGCTAACAGGAGGCGCTGGTGCTGATTTGATGGCGGCAAACGAAGTGAGCATAAATTTTGACACATCCCTAGAGCCGCGAAAATACTTGGGCAAAACTCCCATCAGCAACGACTACTCACCAACCGCGCCACTAGCTGCCAAACTTTCTTTTTCTTGGTTTCCCATGATTGGGGAGAACGCGAATTCTCGCAGCATTTCTCAAACAGGAGTGTTAGCTCTCACAGGAGAGTTTGAAACTGGACATCAGATCAGAGTGGGCAATTTCTTGTTCAAAGATTGTCACCTTAATTCTTATTCGATTCAAATCACCCCCTATCAGCCAATTGTTTTTAGCGCGGACTTTAACAGCTACGATGTGGACACAATTGAGGGCCAAACTTTCACTGGTATGGCAAATGCGCCAAGTCTTTTAAAAGAAGCTGGCACAGGAGCTTACTTTGATTCTTTGCACGCTTTGGCAGTTGGCATCACAGGCAACCTAGAACCTTTGCCTCAAAGCAAAAAGAGCGCTCAGATTGGTGTTTCCTGCTCTCGCACTCCAGTTTATACAATTGGTTACAAAACACCAGAAAGAGTTCTTTTGAACAGCGTTGAGCGCACAGTGACCATTGAGGGCGAAAACGTGGGGCAAATCATTGACTTTAATGGCAGCGGCGATGGTTCTTTTGTGAGTTTTAGATTTTCTCCTTTTAGATACTTTATCACTGGAACTTCTTTCAATCCTCGCGAGGATTACAAACTGGCAATTGATGTGAGCGGCAAAATCACTAGCCAATCTTTAACCCAGCAGCAAGGAAATTCTTTAAACGGTTCAGTTACCATCAGAGAAAACATTTATTAAAGTGTAATATCTCTTGAATGGCCAAATCCAAAAAGTCTTCTGAGGGTTCTCTCGAAATCGGTTCGATGGAACGTAAAATTGAGTTCAAGCAGCGCAAATTCAAATTTTCCGAAAAACAAAAACAACTGCTCGACATTTGTTTAAACCCCGAAACAAAAATAGTTTTTATAGCGGGTCCAGCAGGCAGCGCGAAAACTTACATGAGCGTTTATTCTGCTTTGAATCTGTTGGCAGCAAACAAAGATTGGGACTTGACATACATTCGCAGCATTGCTGAGAGCGGCGACAAAGGCTTGGGCAGTTTGCCAGGCACTGTGGACGAGAAGTTCATGCCCTTTCTCTTGCCTCTTGAGGACAAAATGGATGAAATCATCACTGCGCCAACAATGGTGTCTCTGCGCAAAGATGGCGTGATCAATGCCATGCCAGTAAACTTTGTGCGCGGCTCAAGCTGGCAAAATAAAATTGTTGTTTGCGACGAGTGCCAAAACTTTTCTAAAAAGGAACTTGTAACGCTTTTAACTCGCGTTGGCGAGAATGCCAAGATTTTCTTGTCTGGCGACTTGATGCAGAGCGACATTCGCAACAGTGGATTCTCTCAGTTCTTGGAATGTTTCGATAACGATGAAAGTCGAGCGCAAGGCATTCACGTTTTCAAGTTTGACAAGACTGACATTTTCCGCAGTGAAATCCTCAAATTCATCATCGAAAAAATTGAAAACATGGATAAAAAAGTGTAACTTAGTATATGTCTGAAAAAGCATCTCTGAGTAAAGTCAGCCTCAATTGGTTCGAAGCAATTAAAAGCGTTGTGCTTGTTGTTGTTGGCGTGCTTGTTTTATGGCTAAACAGCAACTATGCTGCTGTGGCAGATTTAAAAGTTCTTGATAATAGAGTCGTAGAAGTCGAGTCCAAAACAAAAATACTTGACCAAAAAATGCAATCAATAGTTGAATTGATTAATACTAAACTTGAATATATAAAGCGAGACACTGACGAAATTAAAAAAGAATTAAAATCAAAATAACATGGCTCTTTCATTCTGTACCAACTGTGGCAATAAGATGACTTACTCAGTCTCTCCGCCAAACTTTTGCGGAAAATGCGGTACAAAACTAAACGCCACTGTATCAGCCAAGGTTAACGCGCCAAGCAGAGGAAGAGAAGAGAGTTTTGAAGACGATGAAGACTCAGAAGAGTTTTCTAATGTTTCTGAAATTCCAAACTTGTCGTCCTTGGCTTATGAGATTGAAAACGATTCTGGCAATCGTAGCTATCAACTAGGCGAACTATTTGGCCAACCCAAAACATTCTCTAAAAGAAATCGTCCAATGTCTTTAGACGAACTTAAAGACAAACATGCCAAGACGTAAAAAAATTCTTTTCGAGGAAAAACTACCCATCATTGAAGTTGAGATACGCAAGCGCCGAAACAAGTGGCAGCTTAATGTATTGAAGTGGATGTCTTTTGAAGACGTTGAGCAAATTATTAAATTGCACGTTTTTAAGAAGTGGCACATGTGGGATCAGAAAAAAGCTCTTGAGCCTTGGCTTTCGCGCATCATTTCCAATCAGATTCGTAACCTGATTCGCAACAACTACACAAACTATGTGAAGCCTTGCATGAATTGCCCTCACAATTTGGGCGATGAGTTTTGTGCTTTGAACATTAGCGGAGTGCAAGACTCTTCTTGCGAAAAGTATGCAATTTGGACCAAAAGCAAGCGTCATGGCTACAACATCAAGCTGCCGCTTGAGCTTGAGAATCATTCTCGCGAAATCGAAGAGCTTTCGTTTGATCAATTGGACTTTTCACAATCAGTTCATCTGCTCAACCAAGAAATGAAAAAAATCTTGTCGGAAAACTATTACCGCGCTTATGAAATGCTTTTCTTTGAGAAGCTATCTGATGAAGAAGTTGCAAAGTTTCTTGGCTATCGCAGCAGCGAGAAAAACCGCAAGATTGGTTACAAGCAAATTAAAAATCTTAAAAAACTTTTCCGAGACAAGGCAATTGAAATCTTAAAAAACAAAGATATTCTATGACCGAGCTAACAGAACAGCAAAAAGAATTCATTCGCGAAAACTATTTGCAAATCAATGACTTGAACGAACTCACCAAACAATGCTTTGGCGACCCTACTCTTGATGGTCGCAAAAAAGAGGGGCGTTTAGTTAGACAATTTTTAATTGATAACAATTACTCTTTCTCAACAACTAAAAGAGAAAAAAGCGAAAGCATTGAACTCTCAGACTCGCAAAAAGAGTTTGCCCTTTTGCAGAGTCAAGCTGGCGTGTCAACTTTCCGCATTGCTGAACTCATTTTCCAAGATCGCGAAGTTAAAAAGCTTGGCATGGAACAAAGAGCAGTGCTTGACTACGTTAGGTCAGTGAATCCTGATCTTGTTGGCAATTCTGAGTCTGCTCTTCTCACTGAATACATTCCGCCCAAAGCTTTTAGTCGCGTTTTAAAAAAGGTGAATGATGCCACAGGTTTGACGCTAGATGAGCATAAGCTGTCTCGCCAATACAAGGTTTGCATTGACAAACTCAGCATCAATCTTTCCAATTCTCGTTTTGTGACAATCATGAATAATTACTTGTCGCAAAAAGACCGCACTCTTTTCGAGGAAGAGTTTATTCGTTTAACTTGGGACAAGCCAGACTTGTCTTCTGACGAATTGAATCTTTACATGAACGTGTGCAAAGAAATCATCAACTTGGAAGTGATTGGCAAGCACTTGAACAAACTGAATGATCAGTTTGATGAGATTGATGATCAAGAAGATATGACTGTTAGGCTGGCTGAAATTATCAAAGCAAAGTCGAGCGAATACCATCAGTGCGAAGGCCGCATTGAAAACCTCACGAAAAAGCTACAAGGTGATCGCGCCGAAAGAATGAAAAACAAATACAAAGAAAATGCATCAATTATTTCTTTGGTTCAGTTATTTCAAGACGAGGAAGAGCGTAAAAACATGGTAAAAATTGCAGAGATGCAAAAGAAAATGGTTAGCGAAGAAGCCAATAGACTAGAGAGCATGGGTGAATGGAAGTGCCGTGTTCTTGGTATTTCAAAAGAAGATGTCATTTAATTGTTTAGAGTGTCAACAAGAGTTCGATTCTGAACGCAGTCTTCATGCTCACATCAAGAAGCATGACATGTTCTTGCATGATTATTATGTGAAGCACTACCAGCGCAGAGACTTGCTCACTGGAGAACTATTGCCCTTTAAAAACAAAGAGCAGTATTTTCAAACCTATTTCTTGAATAGCGCCAATCAAAATAAATTTTTTGACCAGCAACACTCTAAAGACTTGGGTGTTTGCATGATCTTATTAGAAATGCTTTGCTCCAAAACAAAAGAGGGTTTTGCTCCGTGCGAAGTGATCTTGAACAGCTATGGCTTGCCAAGCATCTCAGTGTTTAAAAAGTTTTTTGGCAGTTATTCTGCGGCGGCTGAGAGTTGCGGTTCTAGGCTCATGTTTAGTGACAAGTTCCCAAAAGAGTGCCACACTCATCCAAACCCAAAGATTTTTATTGATACGCGAGAGCAACAACCTCTTTCATTCTCAAACCATGAGTTTCTAAAATTAGATTTGGGCGACTACTGTGTTGAACCAAAGTATTTTAATTATACGTTTGTTGATCGCAAGTCTGAATCAGATTTTAAATCCACGGTTAGCGAAGACAATTTGGACCGATTCAAGCGCGAACTCTTGCGTGCGCGTGAGCAGGAGAGCTTCATCTTTGTGGTTGTGGAAAGCGACTTTGAACAGATTCAGCAGAACAACGGTAAAAACTCTCACAAGAGCAACTTAGCTTACATCTACCACAACATGAGAGCTTTGCAAATTGAATTCAAAGACTGCTGCCAATTTGTGTTCTCTAGCAACCGCAAGAACAGCGAAAAACTCATTCCTCTTCTTTTGGTTCATGGCAAGAAGCTTTGGAATGTGGACTTACAATTTTATATTAATGGAGGGCTACTAAATGGCTTGGATTGAAGGCAACCAAAAAAGAAGAAAACATTTCTTAAACATCAATCAAGAGATTCTTGCTTCCAAAGACTTTTTGGAAGAGCGGGAAGCTAAAATCATGCTATACAAGTTTCTGAAAGAAAATCCATCTTTCACTTGTGAATTATTAACTGGTATTAAATTGTTTCCGTTTCAGCACATGGCAATTAAAGCTATGATGCTCACAGATTACTTTCTAGGCGTTTGGAGTCGCGGTCAGAGTAAAAGCTTCACAACGGGTTTGTTTGCCGCCCTAGACGCTGTTCTGCATCAAGGAGTGCATATTGGCATCATCTCTAAGAGCTTTCGTCAGAGTCGCATGATCTTTAACAAGATTGAGGACATTATGAAAACTCCAAAAGCTTCCATGTTTGCCGAGGCTGTAACAAGAGTTTCCAAAACCAACGATCAGTGGGTTATGGAAGTTGGCAGAAGCAAGATCACTGCTCTGCCTCTTGGCGATGGCGAAAAGCTGCGCGGCTTTCGTTTTCAACGCATGATTATTGACGAGTTCTTGCTCATGCCAGAACGAATTTTTAATGAAGTTATTTTGCCGTTCTTGTCTGTGGTAGAGAATCCCACAGAACGTCAAGAAATTTATGGCCTAGAAAGTCAATTGATTGAGTTGGGCCAAATGAAAGAAGAGGAAAGAACTCAGTGGCCAAATAATAAAATTATTGGTTTGTCTTCTGCGTCTTACAAGTTCGAATACTTGTATAAACTATATCAGCAATACGAGCATCTTATTTTAAATCCAGAAAAAACTGATGTGGCACATCGCGTTATCATGCACTTGAGTTACGATTGCGCACCAACACAATTGTATGATCAGTCTTTGATTCAGCAAGCAAAGTCAACCTTGAGTCAGTCTCAGTTTGATCGCGAGTTTGGGTCAATATTCACAGATGATTCCAGCGGCTACTTTAAAGTTAGCAAAATGGCAGCTTGCACAATTGAAGACGGTCAAGGTCAGTGCGTGGAAGTGGCTGGCGAACCAAATGATGAATATATTTTATCTTTTGACCCATCTTGGTCAGAAAGCGAAAGCTCTGACGACTTTGGAATGCATGTGATCAAGCTCAATAAAGAGAAGCGCACAGGAACAGTTGTGCATAGCTATGCTATTTCTGGCACTCGCCTAAAAGATCATATTTTTTATTTTTATTATCTTTTGACCAGCTTTAACATTGTTTGCATTGTTGGCGACTATAATGGTGGCGTGCAATTCCTGAACGCTTGCAACGAGAGCGATTTATTCAAGAGCAACAATTTAAAGATTGACTGCTTTGATGCAGAGTTTGACGATGTGCAAAACTACAATGCAGCCTTGCGCGAAGCTCGCAATCAATATAATATAGCGTCTAAAAAGATTTGTCATCTTCGCCGCCCAACTTCGCAATGGATTCGTTTTGCAAACGAGTCGTTGCAATCCTCTTTTGATCACAAGAAGATTTGGTTTGCTGGCAGCGCAGTTAATGATGACTATCAGCGCCAAAGAGCCAAGAGCATTCCCATTGAGCAAATTAAGTTCTTGAGAGTGGCTGATGCAGATGAGAAAAACTCAGCGGCTAAAATGATTGATTTCATTGAGCATCAGAAAGACATGATTGATTTGACAAAAGCTCAGTGCGCCTTGATTCAAGTATCAACCACTAGCCAAGGAACACAGTCTTTCGACTTGCCATCAAACCTCAAAAGACAAAATGGCGCAGATAAAGCTCGTCGCGACTCTTATTCTGCTTTGGTATTGGGAAACTGGATGGTTCAAACCTATTTTGACATGATGAATTTTCAAGCAGAAGACGCAGAAGCTTCATTCACTCCGTTCTTTGTTTAAAAGTGACTTTTAAAGTAGGATTTCTAAGAATTGCGTGTAATATAAACCAATGGCACGCTCTTACAACAAAAAATCTGACTACTGGAAAAAATTTGATCAAAAGTCACTTCCAAACTTTGAATCCACAATTGCTGCTGACATTAATCCAGTATTAGCTGGAGAACCATTTTATACTTCTGACGCTTCCACAATTCAATTCGCCAAAGCTTCAAGAGAAGGTTTGACTAGAACAGAAGCAACTTCTGCCAGAGTAAACCGCGCAGCACTTGCGCCAACATTTGATCGCTACAGCAGCATTCGTGCTGGCATGTTGCCATACAGTTTTTCCAACGATGGCGTTTATATTCGCGAAGCGATTGAGCTATGCCAAAAAGCTTATGCTAATGTTCCTATTTTCCGCAATGCTGTAGATTTGATGTCAGAGTTTTCTAATGGCGAAATCTTTCTTGAGGATGGCACAGAAAAAGCAAGAGATTTCTTTTATCGCTGGATGCGCAAAATTCGTATTTGGGATTTAAAAGATCAGTTTTTCCGCGAATACTATCGCAGCGGCAATATCTTCATTTACCGCATGGATGGTAAATTTGACTTGGAAGACTTTAAAAAGCTTTCCACCATGTATGCAGAAGAGGGCGCTGGCATCAGCAATCAGATTCCTCTCAAGTACGTTATTCTAAATCCTTTTGATATTGTTGCTAGGCGCGTCACAACCTTTAATGCTACAAGTTACGAAAAAGTTCTTTCTGAATATGACTTGGAAAGACTTCGCAATCCGCAATCTGATGAAGACCTTGAGTTGCTTAACTCTTTCTCTGAATCAGATCGCCAAAACATTATGAAGGGCGGCTTTGCTAAGAATGGATTAAAAATCAAAATCAATCCAGAAAAATTACATTTCGCATTTTATAAAAAACAAGACTATGAGCCTTTCGCTATTCCTTTCGGTTTTCCTGTTCTGCAAGACATTAATGCCAAGCTTGAACTCAAGAAAATGGACCAAGCAATCACGCGAACCGTTGAGAATGTTATCCTACTTATCACAATGGGCGCACCGCCCGACAAAGGAGGAATCAACCACCACAATCTCAAAGCCATGCAAGACCTCTTCCGAAACGAATCCGTTGGAAGAGTGCTCATCTCAGACTACACAACAAAAGCTGATTTCGTTATTCCAGACCTTAACAAAGTTCTTGGACCAGCCAAATACGAAACACTAAACAAAGACATTGAGCAAGGTCTTCAAAATATTTTCTTTGGTGATGACAAGTATGGCAATATCTCTACAAAGATTGACATGTTTGTTGATCGTCTCAAAGAGAGTCGCCAAGCTTTCTTAAACGAATTCTTGCAGCCAGAAATCAAACGCATTTCCAAAGCTCTTGGTTTCCGCTCTTATCCAGAGGCTCGCTTCAAAGAAATTGATTTCAAAGACAACACTCAACTTCTTCGCGTTACTACTCGACTCATGGAGCTTGGAGTTATCACTCCACAACAAGGTCTTACAGTGTTCAACACTGGCAGATTCCCACAAGCAAATGAGATTGGACCTGCTCAAGAATCATTTGTTAATGATCGTGAAAAAGGATATTACAATCCGCTTGTTGGCGGCGTGCCAGTTATTCCAAATACTGACGCTCCAGAAACAAACCAAACGCCCAAATCTGCTGGTCGTCCAGAAGGCGCAATCACAGAGGCTAATTTCTCGCGCAAAAATATTCAAGAGGTTGTTTATGAAATCGAGGCTTTTGAAACAAATGTGAAAGCCAAAGCAAAAGAAAATATGGGAGTTAAGAGATTAAACAAGCAGCAAACTTCTGCTATCGAAGAACTCTGCAAAAAGATTATTTGCGCTCATGAGAAAAATGATTGGGAAAATAAAGCTCTTGAATGTGTAAAAGATTTTAATGCAATAGAATCTTTGGGACTTCTTAGCGAGGTTTCCGAGATTGCCGAATCTCACAAATTAGATTTTTATTCAGCAGCCATCCTACATCATAGTCGCACAAATGAGTCCTAACGAAATTCCTATTCCTCTCGAAAAAACAGTTGTTATCAATGGTTCCACTATTGAAGTTTCAATTGCAGAAAAGAAAATGAGCGACAAAGAAAAAGCTTCTTACCAGAAGTTTATGGCTAAATGCATTTCTGAAAGTTCTGCCAAAACAGACAAAGAAGCTGCTATTGCTTGCGCTGTTACATTTGAAAGAATGAAAGAAAAGATCATGGCAGAAGACGATCTTGAAGAAATTAAAAAAGAAGAGGAAGACGAGGAAGAGGAAGAAGAAAAAGAAGAAGAGGGCAAAACCCTTGAAGAAAAAATCAAACTCGAAAAAGAAGACATCAAAGAAGACAAGTTTGAACTCGAACTCGAAAAACAAGACCTTAAAGATGACGAAGAATATTTGAAAGAACTTGAGAAGAAAAAAATGGAGCAGTCAAAATCTGCTGCCAAAAAAGGCGCTAAAATGGAGTATCGTGAAAAAATTAAAACTCCAGCCAATTCTATTGGAATCATCACTGTTGAACAAATCAACAAGTGGGAAAGGGAAGAAAAAAACGAAAACAGATTGGATGAATTGCGCGAAACCAAAGAGGTTTGGAAAAACACTATAGACTTATAAAATGGATTTTAAATATCAGACAAAATTCGATGTTTCTATTCGCCAGTGTCAAATTGGCGAAAACTCTTT